CCTCCTCCCGTATGCCTGGAAAACGGACGTCGATGTGATTTACACAACTGACCCCAATGGAGTCCCCAATTCTCACGACAATGGTGGTGCTGTACACGATGGGCGTGCGCCTGGACACGACGATGCTGGTGGAGCGCCTGCCGCTGACCCCGGTGTTCATCAAACTGGAAAAGCAAGGCGTTCTCAAGCGCGGCGAGTCCAAAAAGGATCGGATTCGGCACCGCGTCAAGCCAAGCGCGGCTCCCAAGCGGACGACGGGGTTCGGCCACAATAGCATCACGATGGTGCTGTTGTCCTCTGGAGCCAACACGCTGCTGGAGAAGGAAATCACAGTCAAAATCTTCCAGAACGGCGTGTTTCATATCACGGGCGTTCTCGATGAGCGGTATGACCGGGATGTGGTGGCTCGGATTCGGCGGGCCATTGAAGAGGTGTGTCCCGAGGCTGTCTTGGAGGGAACCTGGACACCAGACACGCGCCGTGTCGTCCTCATGAACTACAAGACCTCGCTTCGGGGTGTCTCCAACCTCTCGCGCGAGAGTCTGCATTCCGCCCTTCGTCGACAGGGCTATAAGACGAACTACGAACCCGCAGTCTATCCCGCGGTCAAGGTCTACTTTCCCGACACCAAGTGGATTGCGAAGGTCTTCAGGACGGGACAAGTAATTCTGACGGGGATGACAACGGCATTGGAATGTGAAGCCCTGGTGCAACAGCTCTCCCCAGCGCTGTCAGCTGCGGTAGAATCTCGCGCACCACTCGCCCTCCCCATGCGAGCGTAAACATCCCGAAGCCAACCGTGCTCAGCATCATGAGAATGCCCTGTTTGGAGCGCTCGGAGGCCTCCACATCAAAGAGCCGCAGATAGGGGTCCAAGAACGAAGACTCGTCCTTCAGGAGACGCTGCTCGACCTTGGAGAACACACACCCGTGGAAGAGAATGTGCTGCCCCCAGACCAGGCCGCAGAAGCCAAGCATCAGGGTCTGGAACCAGAAGGCCGGAATCAGCGTGAACGACAGAACCACGCACACCAGGGCCATGTAGGTCACACCCGTGTGAATCGCCCGGACGATGCTTCCGGTTTTTTCATCGTCGTCGCCAAAGATGCGTTTGACGAGCCACGTTGTCCAATTTACTGCGGTCTCCTCCATACTAAACTATCGCAGAACAAAGCATGTCCGCCGCCCGCGAATTGACTCCCGAAGAAGTTGCCGAAGGACGCCGTGGAATTACCGATGAGCAGCTTTCCGCCACCCAGATTCAGGCGCTCGTCAAACGAATGGATGCCAGCAAGAAGACGTGGCGCATGCTCAAGCGGCAGGGAAAGACTGCCGAGTACGAAGCCAAGCTCAAGGCCGAAAACGAGACGCTTTACTTCAACTACCCCAGTCTCTTCCAGATGCACGTGGAAGACCGCCTCGACCAGACCTTCTTTGAGATGCTCACGCTGAAGCGCCGCATTGAGCGTGGCGAGATAACGGCCGAGCAAGCGAGCACCCTGGTTGGCCAGCAGCTCTTTACTCGCTTTGTTCCCCAGGCCGCGGCTCCGCAGGCTCCTCCGCCTGCCCCCCGGATGTCGTATGAGGAGTATTGCCGCCAGATGGGCCAGGAGTAAAAACGGACCTGCCTTTCTCTCACAGAGGGACAGGAATGGAGCTCAATCGGATTCTGTGTGGAGACAATGTCGCTGTCCTCGAGACGTTCCCGTCCGAGTCCATTGACTTAGTTGTGACCAGCCCACCGTATGACAATCTTCGCGACTACACGGGGTATGCCGTCGCCTTTCCCGCTCTGGTTGCACAGCTCGTGCGCGTTCTGAAACAAGGCGGCGTTCTCGTCTGGGTCGTTGGCGATGCGACCGTCAAAGGAAGTGAGACGGGAACCTCGTTTCGCCAGGCGCTCGCCTTCCTGGACGCCGGGCTTCGGCTTCACGACACCATGATTTACGAGAAGAACACCTCCTCGTTTCCTGCGAAGCGGGCGGGAACCCGGTACACGCAAATCTTCGAGTACATGTTCGTCTTGAGCAAGGGAACTCCGGCCCACGTCACCCTTCTCTGCGACAAGGAGAACAAGTGGGCTGGGTGGACCAATTGGGGCAAGAACACGACCCGCGCCAAGGACGGGACCCTCGAGCAGACCACCGACATCAAGCCAGTTCCCACGCACTCTCCGCGCACGAACATCTGGAAGTACGTCGTTGGAAAAGGATTCAATTCCAGCGACAAAGAGAGCCATGAGCACCCGGCTATCTTCCCCGAGAAGCTCGCAGAAGACCACATTCTGACCTGGTCGCGCGAAGGTGACGTGGTGTTGGACCCCTTCTGTGGCTCGGGCACCACGTGTAAAATGGCAAAACGCCACCGCCGGTCCTACCTTGGAATTGATATCAGTTCTGAATACTGTACACTTGCTGAGCGCATCCTTGCGAAGTATTAGAAGACCAGCGACCGCCCCACCGTCCGCATCGGGCGATTCGTCGCATGGCAGAGGAGCGTCGTCAGGAACTTGTTTGTGAAGCCGAGGGCCCGTGTGCTGGAGCCCTTCGAGCCGTGGGGGTGGATGTGGAGGTACCGCTGTCCGCGCTGGGACACCTCACGCGCCCGCACGCACGCCTGGATTTTTGCATAGTCGTCCGCCAACACCGCACGCATGGCCTCGGGGAGCGCCTCCAGGTCATACTGGAAGGCGTCCACCACCGTCTTGTCCTCCGCCGGCAGGTCCGCGTGTTCAAAGACGAACACAATCCCGCGCCGAAGCTTGGGGTAGAGTCGCGTCTCCGTCATGTCCGCGAGGAGGTGGTCGAGCGTTTCAGGCTTGGCCGTGCTCCCGCAGTTGGTCAGGGTGAGCCGCTCCTTCGCGCACCACCCGTCGCGCGTCTTCTTGACGTGCGTCGCCTTGATGTCGCCCTCCTCCGTATCCGGATGGGGGTCGTTGTTCGGGAGCCGCCCGTAGAGATAGAACTCCACGAGCTTCCCAAGATTGCCCTTGTCGCGAGGGCGCAGGTTGAATGCATTGGCGTCGCAGAACGCCTTGAGCCCACTGTCCCGTGTCTGCGCGTGCTGGATGAGGGTTCGGAAGGTGCACGGCATCACGGAACGAAGCTCTGAGAGATGTGCCATTGTGTCGGTGGGTTCTGCCTTTCTCTAGCGGAACTCGATTTGTTTTTGTCAGTAAGCTCCCTAGGAATAGAGGACCTTCCGGAGGCCGTAGGACCGCATACACTTCTCGAGGAACTTCTGACAGTCCGCACAGGGCTTGGAGCCCAGGACATCCCCTTGCTTGTTGACGCGAACGACAAGGAGAACACACCCGTTCAGTTGTGAAAGGTCTCCCAGCCGTTTCACAACTGCACGTTCGGCATGAATCGTTTGGTCTGAATAGCCACATCCGCGAGACCGAGACCCCACTGAGTTGCGGGCCGTGGCAATTGGCTTCCCCCGCAGCAGCAGGGTTGCTGAGTGAAAGCTCGTCCTGTGGACAGGCTTGTAGTCCATTGTACGAGACGAGGAGGAGGGGGTCTGCTCGTTCGTTTTACGCATAGCGCTGCGTCCACTCCCGCGCCATGCGGTCGAACTCTGGGCGGTTGTCCACATAGAGCCGGGCAATCTCAGGGACGAGCGGGTCCTTGGGGTTCGCATCCGTCAGCAGCGAGCTGATGGACAGAAGCACCTTGGCAATGGAGAGCGCGGGCGACCACTGGTCTTTGAGGATGTCGAGGCAGATACCGCCCTGGCTGTTGATGTTCGGATGGAACACTTTGGTCTTGAAGGCAACCTTCGGCGGCTTGAACGGATAATTCACCGGGAACTCAATGGACAGCAAAAACAGCCCTCCTTCATAGGGGCTGTCTTTCGGTCCAAGCAGGGTTCCTTCCCAGGCAAACAGCTCTCCTTCCCGAACGGGACCTGCTGTGCAGACATCAAGTGGATTCGTTTGAAGGTCATCCAATTCCTTTTGGATACGGCGTGCCGACATTGTCCTCTTCCTGAGACTTGCGTGTAGGTCTCACACGTCCGCGAACTGGACGTAGACACGCGTCGCCGGATAGCCTGGGAGCCGAAGTGGAATGCGGTCTCCCACGAGCTTGAGGGTCTCTTGGTTGACCTTCGGGGCTCCCACTGTAATCTCGCGGACCATGCAGTCGTCTGGGAAGGCGGCCTGCTGTCCATCCTTGCGGTAGAGGAGATAGACTGCATCTTCCTCGCGGTTCAGTCCAATGATGAACTCATTTCGGTGGGCCTCAAAGCGATAGTGGTCCATCCAGAGCGCTTCAATCTCGGCATAGATAGCGTCGCGTTGGTCGTCTGTGAAGTCGCGAATGTCCTTCAGGAACCCATTCTCAAAGAGGTCGACATAGAGCGAGTAGAGCTTGCGGGAGGCCATGGTTGCGTGTACCGGTGTCTCTCCAGAGCGGAACTGTTCCGTTTTCAACAGCCTCCCCGCAGGCGGAGCACGAGGTGAAGGGTGGACTCCTTCTGAATGTTGTAGTCCGCCATCGTGCGCCCGTCCTCCAGCTGCTTCCCTGCAAAGATGAGACGCTGCTGGTCCGGCGGAATGCCCTCCTTGTCCTGAATCTTCTGCTTCACGGCCTCGATGGTGTCCGCGGCCTCCACGTCCAGGGTAATCGTCTTCCCGGTCAGAGTCTTCACGAAGATTTGCATTGTGTCTGGTACAGAGAATCCTCTCTGTAAAAGACAAAATGGAGGACATCCCTCGCAAGTACACGGTCGTTTTCACTGTGGCGAATCTGGGAGAGCTTCAACAGAACCCGGACCTCCGGATCACCCACGACCGCGAGCTCAACGCGGCGATTCTGAAGTCCTTCAAGAAAGCCCTGAAGACGGCGTTCCCCCGTGGGACATTGAGCGACGACGCGAGAACCTTTACGACGGCCGAGACGGTCAAGCTCATACCCGCGGGACAACCGGTCCATCGCTTTAAGGTCCCTGAACTCGTCCGGAACGACGCACTTCTGGCGACGTTGGCCGAGTATTCGGGGGGTGGCGACTTCAATTCAGGCTACATTACGCTCAAACCCTTCCCGTATGTGAGTCCGACGGCTGTGAAGGTTGTGGGTCGCAACATCCAAGTCAACCCGTCTGGGGAGCGGATGGTTGGGCTTCCGGATGAACTTGAACGGAAGCTCAAGACCTACGGCGGGACCACACGCCGCCGGGGCCGCAGCCGCAGCCGGAAACATCGTCGCCGCGTATACTAATGCCTCGTCTTCGACGCAAGACCCAACGCGGACGCGGTCCCGGGATGTCGCGCCCGGCAGGACTCCCTCGCGTCTTTGTGGCCTGTCATACGCCCTCGCGGCATGGGAAGGTCACCTGGGAGGGCCACACCATTGTGGGGTACGTGGACGTTGAGGACGGGTCTGCAGTGAAGGGTGATGCGCCCTACTACCGCGGCTGGGACTCCATTCCTGCGAGTCTCAAGGGGACCGTTGACATCGTCCTCTCGATGTATTGTCCGTCCGCGCCTGCGCTCATGCGGGAGCCCTTCCAGTGGGACACCCCCGTCGCCACCACAGCCTATGGTGTGCAGGAGACCCACGAAATCCTGACAAAAAGTGTTCCTCTCCTTCGCCCGGGAGGAACGATTCTCTTTCCGCACATTCCCTCTGTGCGCCCCGAGACCCAGGCCGTCCTTCGCGAGAACGGGCTATCCGTCGAGTCTGTGGAGGTTCCCAAACCCCGCTGGATTCGCCATCGCCAGGAGGACCGGTATGATGTGAACGAAGACGCCTCCCGCGAGACGCTTCGCGCAATTCAGATGACACGCATCGCAGGCGGTCGTCGTCGGCGTTATCCCTTGAGCTCACGCCGCAGGTCCATCAGGAGCTGACCCAGTCGGTTCTTGCCCGGCCACTTGGACGGACGCTTGGCAATGCCCGTCGCAGCGCCTGTCCCAATGCCCCAGTACTTATCGCGTGCATTCGCCTCTCCAATCGGCTTGTCGCCTGTCGCGAGCAGCTTCGCCTTGAGGTCCGCGTGCTGCATGAACTTCGCCTTGAGCGCGGTGGCCATGAAGGCATCACGCTTCTCCGCCCACTCATCCTCCTTGAACCCCGCCACCTTGTCTCCGTAGGTCTTCACAGACTTCGGCGACTTGGTCTTCAGAATCTTGGACTGCGCCTCTGCATCTCCGAACTGCTTGGCCTTGGACCACTGAAGGTAGTGTTCGACAGTCGGGAACGTCATGCCGTCCACCTGCATCGGCGCATCATAGCCCGTGCTGAACTCCTTGTACTCGGCGAGGTCGTTGGAGAACAGGATGGGCTCCACTTCTGCCTCCAAGGTGAGCGTCTTCTTCCCCTTGACCACCGTCTTGGGCTTGGCTGCCGTGTTCGCCCCTTCAGGCTCCTCCGGCTTCGTCTCCGGCTCCTTGCCCTCCGGCTCCTCCATCGTCGGAACGGTCACTTCCTCCTTCGTCTCCTCGGGCTCAGGCTTCGGCTTGGGCGTATACTTGAAGGCGAAGCTCCGGTGGAGGAACGAGAAGGCCTGATGCTCCGGTCCCAGCGTGAAGCGAGTCTGGTTCGCATACGCATCGCCGAACATCGTGGTCTGGACGAGGTCATAGCCGTTCTCCGCGAGAATCTCCGTCACCTTGCCCCACGGGACGAGGTACTCCTGCACGGGGCGCTCGAAGCTCTCCAGCTTCACCGTAATTTGGCGCCCAAAGTCCTCCGTCCACGCCTCTCCGTCCGCATAGTCCTTCTTGATGTCGCCCCAGACCTGCTTTCCGCTCCGGAAGAGGTGCCCAGTCTGTCCCAACAGGAGGCTGTACACCGCCTGCCCATCCATGCAGGTCCCGACGAAGAGACCCTTTCCATGCGCCGTCAGATTGCCGACGAAGGTGCGGAACGTCTCCTCGCTGCCGCAGGCATAGTGAATCGCGAACTGGCACGAGATGACATCGAACGTTGAAAGTCCAGCGAAATTTTCAAGGTAAGGAGTGGAGGGAGACTCCTTCCCCAACAGGAGGCGCAAGTACCGATGGTCCTGCGTCGCCAAGGATTGTGTCATATCGGCGGGAATGAAGAGGACGGGAGGGAGGCTTTCCTTCGGAGTCTCGCGCTTGGTGAGGAGATAGCGAACACAGGCCCCCTGACGGGGAGCCGTCAGATTCTGTTCGGAGAGGTCAATGCCCACCACCTTCGACGGCCCGACCATCTTCCATTTATGCAAGTCGTTGCCGCGCCCGACGGCGAGCTCCAAGAGCGTCGAGCCCTTTTTCACGTACGACTTATAGAGCTGCTTTTTGAGCGTGTTGTGAAACTCCAGGACATCCTTCATCGCTCGGTCGCGAGACTCCAGCGTGTCCTTGTAGTAGAGGCTATCCTCCGCGATGTCATCGACCGGGGCTGTCGCGACGTTGCGGAGCATCTCCTCTGTGATGGGGGTATGAATGTTCGTCCAGATATCCTCAGCAGTCCAGATGTCGTTTCCAAATTGGGGTTCGCCCTTCACACGAAGCTGGTAGGTCTTGTCATACCGCGTGCGAAGGACGACCCAGCGGCCCAGCGTGGTATCGCGGGAACACTCGATGATGGTCGTGTCCTCCACCCGCTTGCCTTCCATATCAACCGGAACCCCCTTGTTGTCCAATGGGACACGGATCTCAGACGCATCGGGGGCCCGAGGTGCGGACGGCTGGAAGGGACTCGGGGCACGCTCAGAGGGATTGTATTTGAGGTCTGGAGGAAGGTCAGGAGGTGTATACTCCCCGGTGAGGGTCTCACACGGGTAGAGAATGTCGGTGCCGGGGTTTCGCGCCACGTAGAGAGTCCCCTTGCGGACTTGGAGCTTGAGCACAGGGTCATAGGTCTCTCCAGGAGAGAGCTTGACCAAGAAGTCAATTGAATTTTGCATAGGAGGCTTCCATTTGTAGACGGCGGTCCACGTCGACCCCTTGCGTTCCGAGACGGGACCCAAGGACGAGGCGCGCGGTGTGAAGATGAGCCCGTCCGTTGCATACTCGAACGCCGTGTCCAGGAGCTGCCGAATCGAGGTCTCCATCGCAGGACCGTCCCCCGCGAGGAAGAGCTTCGTCTCAATGCGGAACGGCTGCTTGGCGAAGGCCACCGTGAAGTCCTTCTGTGTGTCCTGGACGAAGAGGCGTGCACAGCCGAGACGCGACTTGGTCGGGTCCTTCAGAATGTCCTCGTCCGTCGTGAAGAGCGGCAGACGGTCCACCCGCTTTCCCTTGTAGACGAAGACGTCGAAGATGCAGAAGAGGTTTCGGTCTGCGATGTACTCTCCGTCCACCACGTCTCCCGTATGCTTGTCATCCTTCGCAGTCAGGCCCGTCCAGGTGAACGTGCCCTTACGCGTCCAGCGAATGAGCCGGCGGTCCCGCATGACCATGAGCATGCAGCGCTCACCATCTGCCTTGTTCGTGACCGTGTAGCCCGAGAGGATGTTCCCAGGGCGTCCGGGCGTCATGTGACGGCGGGAGAGCGTAATCGGGTTCAGGAACGGAATCTTGGAGGCATCCGTCTCCAGCTTGTAGCGCTGCATGTCCGACTCCGTGAGGAGGAAGGGGCTCTGCTGGTAGGCGCCCACGAACCGCTCGGCGAGGGAGAGAAGCGCCTTGACGAGGACCTCCGGAGGAGCCCGCTTGTCCACGACCTCTATCTCCAGCTCATAGGACGGCTGCTGCCGGAGAAGCTCGGCGAGCGTCTTGAGTCCCTTCGTCTTGGACTTCACCATCGACATGTCCACGCGGAGAAGGCCATCCGGCGTCGTCCACGACTTGCGGCTGAGGACACGGATATGGCTCTTGGGGTCCATGGGGCTGCCGCTGAAGTCCCGCCGAAGGGCTTCCTCCTGGCGGAGGGTGACTCGCAGCTTCAGGTCGGGGATGTCCAGGACGTCCTGGTCGCCGTTCACCTCTGAGTACCGCACCTTTCGCTCGACCTCCAGCGGGACGCCCCGGAAGCTTCCCGTGGAGCACACCTTGAGGATGCTGTCCGGCGTTGTGATGTTGACACGAAGTCCGTCGGGATAGGAGAACGTTGCCCGATGGCTTTCGAGGGGACCCGTCAGGTCGTCCATCGCCTGAAGAATCCGGTCGGCCTCGTCCTTGGTCTGAATCGCACCGGCGAGGACCTTGACCTCGAGTTCTGCTTTTGCATCCGTGGACGCGACCTTGACCAGCTTGGTCATCGTCTCGCGGACAGGCGCAGGAAGAAGAGACTCCATTGCTTATTCTATCGCTAGGTTCTCTTTAGTCCGTTTTCGTCTGGCGTGAAAGCGCTTTCCGCTCCAGCGTGTCGCTCTCCATGCGCTTGCGTTGGTCGGCATAAAAAGAGACCAGGATGTCCAGCTCCCGAAGACACTCCTGCGGGAGGTTGTCTGAGGAGACCAGAACTCCGGTCTGGGTCTTGGTGTACTTGTCTGTATAGCGTTTGAGAACCTCAAACAGCTGGGCGTGCTCGTGCGAGTCGAGTCCCTCAATCCGCTCGCGCAGCGTCTCAAGCTGCCCCCGATTCATTTGTCTTACCCTCTCCATTCGCCTTCCGTCTCAACCGCCGCGGTCCGCTTTCGGAGGCCTTGGTTGCGCCAACGTCCACCGTCACGACCTTCTTCTCGCTCCCTCCCCCGCCGTCAATGGGGGCTGCAATGAGCGGCGGAAGCACATCGTCGTCGGCCCCCTCGGCCCTCGGGGCTTCGGGCTGAACGAGGGTGCGAAGCTTTCCCAGGACAACGATGGTCTCGTCGCCTTGCTGAAAGCGAGCGCCGATGACCTCCACCTCAATCTCCTGCTGCTCGGCGGCCTCATCGAACTCTGCGTTCCCAATGTGAAGGTCGCGGGGGAGGAGAATCTTCAGCGGAGGAAGCTCGGCATGGAGACCAATCTTGCTCTTGAGAACGACGGGTGCACGGAAGACCTGGCCGGGGTGAGGCAGACAGACATCCGCCTGAAAGTTCACGACATAATCCAGACCCCCGCGAATCAAGTTCATCCGACCCAGTGAGTGCTCGACGACCGTCAGGCTGCGACGCATGAGATAGCCCTCGGGGACGCAGCGGCCTTCGTAGTTGTGCCGAAGCTGTGCGAGGAGACTGGTCTCAATGTTGCGCTTGAGGTCCTTCGCGTGAAGGTGCACATTTCGTGTCAGCTGCCGGCGTTCCACAAGAGGGTCCATTGCAGTCTCTCCTGTTTCTTACGACGGGTTCGTTTTCTTAAACTCCGTCGCGAATCGCTTGCTCAGGTCCGGACCATACAGGACGGACATCTCTTCCGGCGTAAACCACGCGCAGGCATGTTCCTCGCGGGCGAGGAGTTCGCAGTACACGCAGACCTGGGGGACGCTCGTGACCCCTACCGGAAGTCCAACGCCCTGCTTGTCCACCGTCTTTGCGAAGAGTGTCATCGTGTCACGCTTGCAGCACCCTGTTCCGCAGGTGGTTGTCTTGAAGGTCTTGGAGTCCTTCTCGTACGCCCGAACGACGGCCGTGTCGGACACCGCCTTCAGCTTGCTGAGCGTGAACTCTCCCCCTGCATTGAGCGAGGCAAAGAGGGTGTTCGTCGCAATGACCTTCGAGAACCGGGTGGCGAGGGCGGCTGTCCACTCTGCGACCCGCTCTTCGTCGTCTCCAATCGGAGGCTCATCGGGGTCAAACTGATTGGCTCCCCGAACGAGAATCTCTGTCCCAGGAACCCGGACGCGGTCTCCGAACTCGGGGTTCGCCCGAAGGTAGGCCCGCTTCTCGGACTCCGTCAGCTTGTGGTCAAACACGTAGGCGTCCAGAATCTCCGGAGCGAACCGCGTCAGCGCATCTCCGGGGAAGGACATGTCGGCCCGCTTCGTCGCAAGAATGTCCGGCTCAATCTCCACCACCTCTGGTGCAGGGACCTCCTGGGCCTCGGGGAGGTCGGCCTCTCCACGCCTGGATTCCTTCATCACGCGGTCGGTCAGCGTTCCACGGGTCGTGATGCGGAGTCCCTCGGCTGTCTCCACGGGAAGAAGGGCATAGAGAGACCCTTTGGACTCGAGAATGGACTGCCGATTGAAGGCATCCCGAAAGCGAGTTCCCGTGTCGATGGCCTGCTGAATCGTATAGAGACTCACCTCTCGGCGATACGGCTTGAGCGCCTCCAGAAGCTTGTCCTTGTCCCAGATGGGCTTGTCCAACAGGAACCGTCCGAGCTTGTCCAGGAGTTCATCCCGGACGTCCAGAATGGCCGACAGCGGACGAACGTGGTCCGGGTCTGCAGGAGAGGTCTGTACGGCACAGTCCGTCGGAGCCTCGCGGGTAAAGGCCGGGGGAAGCATCTCGCTCAACGAATACCGAACGGTCACACGCCCCTCGGACTGCTGCTGGGCAATCTTGAACTCATCGCTCAGCCATGGAGCCGGAAGCACGACCCGGAAGGGACAGTCCATCGCCGCCCGTTCGAGCACCGTTCGGACTCGCGCAATCTTCTCGGCTTTGGCTTCTACCTTCGTGCGGTAGGTGTACTCGTCATAGCACTCCCGCCGGTTCTCGGTGCGAACCACGTGGAGGTAGACCGTGCAATTCTGCTTCGCGGACTCCAGGAGCGTGTGACTGCAGGTGCGGAGACTGCGCCCGATGACCTGCTCAATGCGACTCATGTTCCACCACGGGTCCAGGATATGGGCCTGGCGCACACACCGGAAGTCCACACCCTCTGCGACAAGCGGGCTGGAGATGATGACGCGAATGCGCTCGCCATTTCGGTTGTCCTCCCGACGGGCCTGACTCACGAGATTCGCAATGGTCTTGTCGTTGTCCTTGGAGGTCAGCAGGATGTAGCTTCCCTTCGTGCGTCCCCGGTAGGCAGGGTTTGCAAGCTGCGGAGCTCCTCGAAACGGCCCATAGCCATGCTCTTCCAGCGCCATGGCAAACAGGAGGGCTCCCATCGTGACGTAGTTGGAATACACGAAGACGATGCCCTCGCCTGCCTCAAGACTCTGGAGGACGCGAACGAACTTCGCAGAGACCTCTGGGAGGGTGGCCGGACCGAGGAACGGCTCGCCACGATAGGCATATTGGTCTCCTTGGCGGGTGAACACGTCGTCAAAGTCGCCGTCCTTGGGAAGCACAGCGACGGTCGGCTGCATGAGGAGACGCCTCCGTTCCTCGTCATCTGCACCCTTTGTGGCCTGCAAGACCTTGGCCTGCAGTCCCTTCGCCGGACTCTCGACGACGGACAGGTACTGAAGCCCTTGGGTATACGCCTCTCCCTTGAACGTCTTGGTCAGAGACGGGGCGACCGACCTCGGGGCGGGAAGTCGAAAGGGAAACGTAAAGGGGTTCTCACCCTTGACGTAGGAGACGTAGGTCTGACAGAGGGCCTCAAACTCCGTGCGCTTGGCCTCCTTGAGATTGGCGGCCTCGTCAAAGAAGTCCGCGGCGAGAAGGGGAGGCGGAGGAGGCTTTCCCTCGTCCTTGCCATGGTCCTCGTTCCACCGAAAGAGGTTGAAGTAGAGCATGAGTTCATCGTAGGCCTCATACATAGGAGTTGCCGTGAGCAGGACGAGAATCATTCCCTTGACCGTCTTCGTGAGGCGCTCGAGTCCTGCGGTAATCGCCTTGGCATTGACGACGTCAGCCTTCGGGCGAATGTTGTGGGCTTCGTCAATGATGACCAGTCGATTGTCGAATGTCGCATGGGCCCAGTCGGAGAACGCCTTGCCTCCGAGCGACTCCTTCTCGTTGATGAGATTGCCGAACGAGGCATACGGAACGAACTCATAGAACTCGGAGATGAGCTTGTCGGCAGTCTTCTCAAGTGTGTCACGCACTGTTGCATCCGCCCAGTTCTTGGGATTGGACTCAATCCGCTGGAGCATCTCCAGATAGCGACGCCCCGTGCACTGCTTGGACTCCAGAAGTCCCGACTCCGTCAGCTTCACGCGGCTCATGTCAAAAATCTGGTCGCGAAAGGTCTCTTCGACCGCCGCCGACGAGACAACGAGGACCTTCTTGTCCTGGTATTCAGGGCGAAGGATGTACTCCTCGGCAACTTGAATGGCGGTACAGGTCTTGCCCGTTCCGGTTCCGTGGACAACTAGAACCCCGCGGGTGGGAGCGTCGGGAGAGAGGACGCGGCGAAGGAAACGCTGATGGGTCTGCAGGGTAAACGCTGCCTGGGTGGAGGAACAGGCCTTGGAGCGAAGGTCCCAGAGCGCCTCTTCGGACGGGACCTCGGGGAACGACGTCGGAGCCAGTTCCTCTCGGGACAGCTCGGGGTGCGTGAGGTTCACCATTGTCTCCTCTCACGAAACTCTCCACGTCGTTTCAATGCACCACAGCGGAGCGTCGTCCTGGTCCGCCCACTGAATGCGCGAGACGACCTTGCCGCTGACACCCGAGGGGAAGATGGACCACGATGTCTCGTTGTAGTCGGTGTTCGACTCCTTGGGGCACGCCGTCTGCTCGCAGAGGGGGTCCACGGTGGCGGGGAGCGGAATGCCGCTGAGGGTGACTTTGTAGGTTGCGGTGCCGTTCGTGACAGGCGCACCGGGAAGTGTATAGGCGACCCAGAGGCTGACGTTGTCGCCAGCGACTGGGGTGGAGGGTTGGCTATCAAAGCCAAGCAGCGTCGCGCGTCCTGTGCCGCACGACTGGATGGTGGTGAGTCCGAGAAGGGTCTTCAGCATTTGTGGTGAGAGGGCGACGTCGCTCAAAGCCACTCGGGTTTGGGTCCGAGGGCGCCACCCTTGGGTGCTGCAGAAAGACTCCGCGGCACAGGGCTCGCCCTCCCTCGACTCAGGTCCCCTAACGCCTCTTCGAGCTGGCGTCCCGATATCGAGCGGCCCACTGGGGCTGCCGCTGGGGCTGCCGCTGGGGCTGCCGCTGGGGTTTCCACTCCCGAATCTGGTGGTACAGTCGATGGCAACGCCGATGAAGGCGCAGCGCTCGGTGCACCACTGGATGCAGCAGCAGAGTCAGCAACTGATATATTGCTCGTATTCGTAGAACTCGGGAAGGAGACGTTTCGTTCGGTTCCGAGTCCCCTTCCTGGGGCGACTGGAGTACCAAACTCAGTCCTCGCACTCCGATTTGTTTCACCTGGACGAAGTGCGAACGGAGAGAGCATACCGTTGGATTGAGCTGCGCTTGTGTCCAGCGGGGGAGGTGTCCGAGGCGAGGTGGGTACTGGGGCGGCTCCTTCATCTTGCGGTGGGGGTGTACCCTCCTCCCGGTCCGGAGCTTGAGAGTTCGCGCCGGCCATCTCGGTGACGAAGCCCGCGTACGGTTCTGTGTAATGCACAAGCCACGCAGTGATGTGTGTCGCCTGCGACCCAAGTCCTTGTTGATAGGTGCATTCCCGCACTGCATTCTGATGAATCGTCTTGATGAGCTCATCGGTGAATACAGCTACCGACTCCGGCAACGTGTCCCGGCTCAGAATGTCCTCCATGACTTGAACCGCAAGCTGGTCGGTGCCGTCAATGAACGCATGCTGAATCTCAGTTTCTAGCTCAGTTGAGATAGGCCACGTCCCCCGAACGACAGCATCTTCTTTTGCAGAAAGGATAGACATCTCCAATGCATGGAGGCATAGCATCTTCGTCATATCAATCGTGACGTCTACAATCGCGGCATTGGTCTCAACGGCCTCGTCCATCCGCATCGCCTGTATCCGCCCCCGATACGAGATTCCTCCCCGTTGGTTCGTTCGGTAGGTCCTCTTTCGTCCTCCTGGCTGAGGGGCAAGCCCCAGTCGGTTGAACGTTCGTTGAAATGCGGCATACTGCTCGGGGGTCACTGCAGCTTTGGTGCGAAGAACGTCGCGCACAATGTCTGGGGCAAGCAAAACAGCTCTATCGAGAAGCCCCGTTGTAAACCGCGAGACGATGGTTCCCACAGGTATCTTGTCAGTATTCAGTTTGGTAACAAAATTCTCGGTAAGAACCTTACTAATCGCTGCCGTGCGCTCACTAATCCACGTCGCTCTGGATTTCTCTGTCCGCGCAAGCAACTCAGTATGCGTTGGTCTGTACGTATTGTACGGCTTATCAATGATTGTTTCAAGGTCTGCTTTGATGTTGACTTGATTGGGAGCAAAGGTAGCAATACCAGTTCCACCGGTTTTGTTGATTTTCGCCGAGAGGTAGACAGTGTGGCTTTTGATTTGATTGCAACGAGAGTGTGCCCATGCGTATTCGCGCTGGAGGAGTGCTTTGTACGATGTCTGTTCCTGCTGATTGAGGACTTTAACAAGTTTTGAGTCATAGAGGCCCGAGACAAGGAGAGCCCAAAGAACGGGGAGTTTGTGTTCGCATTCTGGGTATCCGAGGATGTCCTTGTCTGCTTTTCCTTTCCCGACTCCCACCCCGCATATCCAACAGGGTGTCGTTCCGTCGACTGTATTGTATGGGCCGATAACCGCATCGCATTGTGCGCCAGCATCTCCTATCTCAAAAAACTTACGAAGATCACTCTCTCTCGATGCGGCTTTGATTCGCTCCGTAAGGGTTTCTCCCCAGACTTTGGCACAGACAGCCGTGAGTTTCTTGGTAAAAAACTCGTCGAAACTTAGACTCCCCGTCCCTGCGGCGACCTTCATTGCGGACTCTGGAACCATGAAAAGAGGAAACAACGACTGTGATGCATTGCGATAGATTGCGTTGAGGGCGGGACTTCCTATCATGACCTTGATAAACGCCGCTGGAGCTTTGGATTTGAGCACATCTATCTTCTTGGATACAACCTCAAGACGCTTGCGCTGCTTTCTCGTGACTCCCCTCGAAAACATAGCGTTGGTAAGTGTGGTTTTTGCTGTGGCTGCCTCTTTCTCGGCTTGTTTCCGAAGGTCTGCATCGTACGCCGCCTTCTTTGCGTCGGCGACCTGTGCAACGCGCGCAGAGCGGCGGCCCGCTACAGCGGCTTCGGCTTCACTTGGTCCCGCAACTCCTTGGGCTTGGGGAGGAGGTCCGGGTGGTTCTGCGGCCTTATCCGCCTCTGTCCGATACACGACTCGCTGCTCAAGGGGAACTTCAGCTTCATTGGCCCCACTCGCGAGAATGGCTTCAATTGCATCGATATAGTCTGATTGCACCGGAGGAAGTCCCTGAGAGGGCAGTGCCCGAGAGAACATATTACTTCCTCCCCCGAAACGATTTCACCGCCTACCACGGCATCAGGATGTCCTCCATCCGGCACTCGCCAGGCTCCAGCTTCTGCAGGCGGGTGTTCACCTGCTCCAGCGCCTCGGCCTCCAGGTCCAGCTCTTCATCCGCTCCCTCTGGCAGCTTCGTCTCATCCACCAGGATGTCCACAAAGCCCGTTCCACACGGCGGCTTCTGTCCGAACATGATGTTCGCAGACACACCGCGCATGCTGTCCCGGTCGGCCCACGTGGCCGCCTCAAACATCGTCTTGCTGGTCTCCTCGAACGAGGACTTCGCAAGCACGCCCGTCTCATTCTTCTTCATGCCGAAGCGGTTGACCGGCACGATGCGTCCGCTGAAGGTCATGGTGTCCACCAGCACCGCGAGGTGGTGGAAGTTCACCTTCTCCGAGCTGAAGACCTCATTGATTTCCTCGTACAGCGAGAGACGCGCCGCCTCAATGCCCAGGACCTCATTGACTTCATGGATGTCGTTCGAGAAGGTGCGGGTTGCATCCACGCCATCCACCACCGCCAGCTCGTAGAGGTTCGTGCCCTCCACATCCAGCACGTACTGGTCCACCGGCGTATAGCCCCCGAGCTGCTCGGAATACACCACCTCATTCTTCACTGAGCGCAGGTGAACCCGACCGATGCCTGTGACACCCGTGAGCTTCGTGTCCAGAATCCGGTCCTCCAGGAACCGAAGCTGGATGGGGTTCTTGATGACCGTGGGGTCAAACGAGATGCGCAGGACAAGGTTCTTCGCTGCGGTGTCGCTGTGCCGGCACTCCACAATCTTCAGCCCCTGGTCCGACATCAGTGCGCTCTGAATCTGGACGAGGTCCATGATGTTGCGCGCGCCCATCTCGAGGTCGTTCAGCTCCAACCGCAGAATCCACGGGCTGGTGCCGCAGCTGTTTGCAGGGTCCAGACTGAAGGCCTCGTACGCCGTCAGCAGCTCGCGGTCCTCCTCCAGCGCCGTGGTGGCCGCCAGGGGATACGGGTCGTAGAAGAGCTTCACGCGCTTCGTGATGTCGCGCAGCGTGGTCTTCTGGATGGTCTGCATCAGCTTGATGGCATCGTTCTGGCTGGTCTGCATGTCCTTGCGCATGTAGACGGTGTTGCTCGGGCGCTTGGGGTTGGAGGTCGCATCCAGGAGCTCGTTGATGCGCGGGACACCGGAGGTCGCATTCGCCTTGGCCGTTCCCGCAGAGTGGAAGGTGTTCAGCGTGAGCTGCGTCGTGGGCTCTCCAATGGACTGCGCCGCAAGCGCGCCGACCATCTCGCCCGCGTGAACCTGCGACTTGATGTAGCGGAACCGGATATCGCGAAGGAGCTCATCGAAACTCTCCTGCGAGAGGCGGTGGACCACAATCGACTTGCGCGGCGCAAGGTAGAACCGGAGCAGGCAGTGGAAGACCTTGTTCGTCGAGAACTCCTTGATGAGGGACCCGAGGGCGCCGACGACGTGCTCGGGCGTCAGGTCCGTCTTGACAGAGTAGGGATTGGAGTACTTGGAGAGGAGACGCTTCATGTGGACCGGAGACTGCAGCGTGTCGCTCTTCCGCGACCGGAAGACATCCCGCACGAGCATCTCGCGGTCGGCCAGCAGCTCCGGCACCAGGTCCGGAACCTCTCCCTCCACGGGGTCCTTGAGGAAGCGATTGACGTCCTCCGTCGAGAGCGCGAACTCCCGGTAGACCGCCTCCATCGTCAGAAGGGCGAGGTCGCAGGGCTGACCCTCCACCGACACGCAGTCCACGCCATCGTCGCCATACTGGAACTGGATGATGCTTCCCGTGACGTTCCGCACCGTGCCATCGTACTCCACGTGCTGGTCCTCCATCGTCTTCATGAGACGGCGCTGAATGTACCCCGTGTCAGAGGTCTTGACGGCCGTGTCAATGAGACCCTCACGTCCAGCCATGGCGTGGAAGAAGAACTCGGTCGGCATGAGTCCGTCCACGAAGGAGTGCTGGACGAAGCCACGGCTCTCCACGCCATCGTCGTAGCGGGCGAAGTGCGGCAGGGTGCGGTCCTGCAGTGTGTACTGAACCCGCTTGCCCTCAATCAGCTGCTGCCCGAGGGTCGCCACCATCTGCGTGATGTTCTGCTCACCGCCCTTCGACCCGGAGTCGACCATCTGCACAATGCGGTTCGTCTTCGCGAGCGACTCCACCACCTGCTTGTTAATCTTCGCCGCAACGTCCTTGGTCGCACTGATGATGTCGTCCTCCAGCTTCTCGCCGTCCGAGATGCCCGAGACGTTCTTGTAGCGACCGCTGTGGACGTTCGAGAGAATGTCCGCGACCGCCTGGCGGCCCTGCTGAATGGTCGTGTTCACGAACGCCATCGTCTCCACGTTCGCGATGAGGTCCGAGGTGCCCACGCTGAAGCCGGTGTAGAGGTTATACTGCGTAACGATGGCCTGGATGTCGTTGATGAGCTGGCCTGCACGCTCCGGGCTGAAGTCGGTGTAGAGGACGTGAACGAGCCCTGACGTCGCCGACTTCTTGAGAACTCCGCTGACGAGCTGGCCCTCCTCAATCGTGATGCCCCCGCCACTGTAGTTCATCGGAGGGAAGGCGGCCGAGATGAGCTCCGCCCCTGTCCACGGCGCGTTCTTGCGCGCGAACGGACGCTTGATGCGCGCCAGGATGTTCATCGCAATGGGCTCGGGAATCGTCACCCCTGGCTGCGAGATGCGGTAGGCGCCCGTCATCGTGTCCTGGAAGAGCTGGATAATCGGGGAATTGGTACGAGGGCTGATGATGTTCCGCAGCACGGTCGCGAGGAACCGGAGCTCGGTCGCGGCCGAGATGCTCTGCGGCACGTGCATGTTCATCTCATCACCGTCGAAGTCTGCATTGTAGGGACGGGTCGCGGAGACGTTCAGGCGGAAGGTGCTCCCCGGCAGAACACGCACGCGGTGGGCCTCCATACTGGCCTTGTGGAGCGAGGGTTGGCGGTTGAACAGCACGATGTCGCCGTCGATGAGGTGGCGGTGGACGATGTCGCCCTCGCGCAGGTCAATCGTGTCCGGGTTCACGTAGCCGAGACGGAAGTTCGTCTGGTCGCGCTTGAGGTAGACGTCCTTCGCCCCAGGATACGTGGTCGGGCCGTTCTGCACCGCCTTGAGGAGGCGCTCGCGGTTGTAGACATTGACCGTCTCCGGGAACGTGAGATTGGTCGCAATCTCCTCCGGGACTCCGAGCTCGTCCAGCTCGATGGTCGCATCGGGCGTGATGACCGTACGGGCACTGAAGTCCACACGCTTGCCCATGAGGTTGCCGCGCACACGACCGGTCTTCGCTCCGAAGCGAGACTTCAGGGTCTTGAGCGGACGACCGGAGCGCTGCTGCGTCGGCGGCATGCCCTTGATGTCGTTGTCCACGTAGGTCGCGACGGCGTACTGCAGCAGAGCCGTGAGCTTGTCAATCATCTCGGCGTTGTCGTTCTTGTCGATGCGCTCGCGGACGCGGTCGTTCGCGCGAATGATGGTGATGAGCTGATGCGTCAGGTCATCCTCCATGCGCTGGTGGTCGTCCATGACGACGGACGGGCGAACCGTGAGCGGCGGAACCGCGAGGACCGTGCAAATCATCCACTCCGGGCGAGCGAACTTCGGATTGAAGCCCAGCTCCGTGCAGTCGGCGTCGGTGATGCGCTGAAAGGCGCGGTAGATAAGCTCGGTCTGCAGCGGAACAGGAGTAGGTTTCTCAGACTGTCCCTTGGGCGTGGGAAGAATCCCCTCAAGACTCGCCGCCTTTCCAAGGACCTTTGCAACCTTGGCGAACGTGGGGGTTGCGCACGCAGGACACGCAGGGGGATGAGTATCATTCTCCCGATGCCACTTGAAGCGTGCTCCGCCTCGGACATCCTCTGGCGCAGGAGCCTCGGAAAGCCGCTTCGAGCACGCGAGGCAGATGAGGTTGCAGAGCTTCTCGGTAGATTCAAAGAACTGATAGAGATAGACAGGCCGAGCGAGCGTAATGTGTCCAAAGTGACCGGGGCACAGCTGGTTCTGCTGCTTGCACGTGGGGCAGACCTTGCCATTCTCTATCACTCCGAACCGTGCGTCAAAGACACCGTTGGGGACCGGCTTGTCGCTCTGATACGTCTTGTCGGTGGTGACTTCGACAACCGACCGCTTGCGGATGTCCTCGGGGTTGGCAATACCGAACTGAACGCTGACGATTGTGTCCCCCATGCTTGTACTTCCTTACCTCTCTGTGTAGATTCTTCCGTTTTCTCCTTGCGCGAGAGAGCAATGAAGCCCATTGCAGATTGGATTCGCGACCGGACTCCCGGGTGGACCGATGAGGGGCGCTACCAGGTCGTCTCGTTCATCCACACCTGGGTGCCTCCAGTCTGTCTTCTGGGCTTCGTCTTCACTGACAACCTCGTTGTACGCTTTCTGACGATGTGCCTGCTTGTCCTGACAGTGGTGTCAGAGTTTGTCTTGCGCGACTGTCTCGTAACGATGGTGGAACGCGAGTTTTCGGACTCCACCTGGGACGATGTGTTTGATTCGACCTTTCGCCAGTCGGGCTGGGCGCTGACCCGCTCCGAAAAGATGGCGTTGAACATTGGCTTGAATACGGGGTTCTTGGTGCTGGGAGTGCTCATGCTTCTGCGACAGAGCGTGCTCTGGATTGCGTGGCTTCCCGCTAGCGTGCTCCCAGCTCTAGGGTTACTGACCATACATCTTCCGACTCCAGGTACCGCTGGACTGCTGCCGAGTCAAATCCCTTCTCCTCAAGGGTCGCTTTGAGGCGGTCAAAATCCTCGCCCCGCTTCTGGCTGAAGAGGTTCCACTGCCGAATGGGCGTGAGCTGAATCCAATCCACGATGGCCAGCGCCAGGAGCTCGGATTGCCGAGGAGGGATGTCGTAGGCCTTCTCGCTATCTTTGAAATCGCGAACGAGTTGCGCCCAGTGGTCGAGGAGGAGACTCGGCATTATGTGGAGAGAGGACAAAATCCTCGAGGCCGTACAACCCCATCGGGGTTTGCTTCGGAGACCGTTGGAGGGCCTCCAGCTGACGTTGCAGCCCTGCAGGATAGCGAGGAGGCTGCTTCGGGCGGATGAACGTCACCATGTACCAGAAGACGTCGAGGGGAAGCCGTTCGTACGCTCGCTCCAACAGCACGACCTCGTCGATTCGGTTCATCCGCTAGTCTTTCCTGCGAAATTACCCAATCGGAGTTGAGAAGACGGCGTAATGACAGACAATGGTCGCGGTGACCGGAGGCTTTGAGTTCAAGATTTTGAGAACCGTATAGTCCATCTCAATTGTCCAACCAACCGAGTAATAGACGCGATACCCATTGAGCGCTGTACTGATAGCCGGCTCCGCTCCCTCGAGGTTGAAGCCTTCAACGAACACGCGGCCGTTCACTGGCTCGATACCGAGGGCCAACGAAAAGACGGCCGTTCCCGTGTCCCCCACTGCGACTCCTGAGAGCGCGGTCCCTGCCGTCAGGTGATTCGTATTCATGAGAAGGTACGGACCTCGTGCGGTCGGCCCCGTTGGGCCTGTGTCTCCTGTGTCTCCGATGTCTCCTGTGTTTCCCGTCGGTCCCGTGGGTCCTGTTGCACCCCCTGTTCCACCGTCTCCCGTGGGTCCTGTCTCCCCTGTCGGTCCTGTCGCCCCCTGCGCTCCGGCTCCCGCATATCCAGGAGGTCCGGTGGGCACGAATCCAGTTGGCCCGTACGGTCCACGGGGTCCGAGAGCGCCTGTGCTTCCAGTTGCGCCGCTTGGACCCTTCGGTCCTGTCAGTCCACTCGGTCCCACCGCGCCCTTCGCTCCGGTGGGACCTGTCTGGAGAGAGCCCTCGCCCGTTGGTCCCGTCCAGGTCTCGCCAGTCGGACCGACTGCACCCGTGAATCCGGCGGGTCCCTCCGCCCCTGTCTCACCGCGCGCTCCCGTGCGGCCTGTAGCCCCCGTCGCTCCCGTGTCCCCTGACACCCCCATGGGCCCAACGGCTCCTGTGTTCGAATTTGCACCCGTGGGACCGGTCGCACCTGTCCTCGTACTTGCCGGACCGGCTGGACCTGTCGCACCGGTGTTCACTCTGTCTCCGGTCGGGCCTGTCACAGTTGAGGCGACCCCAGCCGTGCCCGCAGGACCAAGAAGTCCAGCCGGACCCGTCGGCCCCGTGGGTCCATAGGCTCCCGTCCTGCTCCCGGCCGGCCCTGTGGGTCCTGTGTTCCCCGTCGCTCCCGTTGTCGCCAAGTGTCCAGTCGGACCGCGGGGTCCGTCGGGACCGGTTCGTGTCGGACCGGCGTCTCCTCCAGGTCCAGTCGGTCCAGACCCTTGACAGAGAGGAACCGAATAGGAACAGGCTTCACGCCGCGGATTGTACGACGACGACAGCATGCCTTTATGCCGTATATGTATAATAAACCCGTACTGTTGCCGTCGTCGTTCCCGACGTCAGCCCAGTTGCGGCTGCATACGCCGACCATTCGCCTCCTGTCGGAGTGATGTGCACTCCAACGACGGCTGGACTCCCATCCGTTGCCACAATCTGATACCCATTGAGCCACGCATACGATGAGGTTGTCGACACTCCCGTCCCAGTGCTTCCGGCTTTGATGCTCGTTGTCGTCAGTCCGGTCAGGTCAATGTCTGCGGTTCCATCGACGATAGTTGACTGGGGTCCCGTACTCCCTGTGTTCCCCGTGGGTCCTGTCGGTCCGCTCGCTCCTGTTGCGCCCGTCTCTCCTGTCATCCCCGTCGGTCCCGTCGGTCCTGTCCAGCCCGTCCACCCCGTCGGACCCGTGTCTCCGGTGTCTCCTGTCGGCCCCGTGGTTCCCGTCTCCCCCGTCGGCCCTGTGGTTCCATCTACACCGGTCGGTCCTGTGGGTCCCGTCGGTCCCGTATAGCCCAGTCCACCCGGCCCTCCCGTGGGTCCCGTTGGGCCTTGAAGTCCGCGGTCGCCAATCGCTCCGATGGGTCCCGTCGGTCCTGCGGGTCCAGTCGGTCCCTGCGGTCCTGTACTTCCAGACTGGCCTGTGCTCCCCGGAGCTCCCGTCGGCCCCGTGCGCCCCGTCGGACCGGTCGGTCCTGTGGCCCCCGTCATGCCCGTCGCTCCCGTGCGTCCCGTGGGACCTGTGGCCCCCGTGGGACCCGTGTTCGAGGCCGTGCCTGGCGCTCCAGTTGGACCCGTAGGACCCGTGGCTCCTGTGGGACCTGTGTTGCCTGTGTTGGTTGCGGTTCCCGAGAGACCTGTGGGACCATCAGCGCCCGGGATTCCTTGCACTCCGGTCGGACCCTGGGGACCTGCCGTTCCTTGGGGACCTGTCCATCCCGTCGGTCCCGTCGGTCCGGTCGGTCCGGGAGGTCCTGTATTGCCTGTGTTGCTCGCGGTTCCCGAGAGACCTGTGGGTCCGGTGCCTCCGGTCGGTCCTGTGGGTCCTGTCTGTCCTGTCGGTCCGACGGGGCCTTCGGGTCCAAGACATGGAGCGGGTGCGCAGTATTGCAGCCCAACGCCCGGAATATAGGTCGTCAGCATCTCTTGTTCACTTCGCTTCAAAGTTTTGCGGCGAAGAGAACAAATGGACGCCTCCGGTGAAGTCTCTGGCACGAACATGGACGCCTCCGGGACCAGCATGGATGTCTCTGGCAGCGAGGTCTACGTTCCCCCTCCCCCTCCGCAGATTACGCTCGCGGACATTCTCGCGGCAACCGAGCTTGTCGCACAGAAGGAAGCCCAGGATAAGGCTGCGCTGGAGTCCATCGGGACCATCTCGTTCGAGACGCTCCGGGTGACTCTGATTCAGTGGGCGAAGGCTGGCTTTCCGAATGCCTCGCCGCTGTACTCGGTTGCGATTACGCCGCCCGAGACGTGCAGTGATGGGGTCAAGCGTGGCCTCGCGGACTATGTGCCGTTTGTGAGTGGAAAGACGATGGCTGAACTCATTGCGCCGCTGCAGGCGCGCTGCCCCGAGTTCGTGGTGTCGTTTGCGACGACGGGTCCTGAGATTCTCATCGTGGTCTCTAGGGCTTAAAGGTCCTGTAGGGATGGGTTGACGTCGGAAGAGTCGCCTGAAGTCCCCACTTCCACGCGAGGTAGCCTTCTATCTGTTGGCGTTGCGTGGTGGTGAGCGAGGTTGTATAGACGACAACTTCAGCGATGTTGCCGTTCAGGGTCTCGGGAGACCCGCTCGCTTGATTCGCAAGTCCATAGGTTGAGATCGCAAAATTCCCCGACGTGGCCGCAAGCGCGTTTCCTTCAACCCCGTCCAGAAACACAGCGCCGGCTGTTCCTGTATACTGAGAGCATCCCACGACGGGAACCCCTGCGACGTGTGAAGCCCGACTCTCGGCAATCATCGTGAGGTTTCGGTAGGTTGTAAGTTTACTCGGTCCTCCCCCTTGAATGTTGATGCCCGTGGTGCGGGCGATGCCGCTCCAATCCCCTTCCCCGGGACTCGCAAAACTAACAACACGCTGGTCCCTCTCTGTGACGAGAGCGTTGGGTTGGTACACGGCGAGAACTGTTAGCGTCGGTCCCGTAATCGAAACACTCCCCCTGATCGTCGACCCGTTAAAGGCTACACTCGCCCGCCCGCCAAAGGCTGCAGTCGTCCGGGTCACGGTTCCAATCGGTGCTCCGTGATTGCCAAGTCCAGACTTGTCGCGCCACTGCGTCACGTCCGACCCCGACAGCGTGAATGTGGCCGAATCCGCTGCATCCAACCACAGCACGCATCCGGATATCTGGGTGGGAAGAATGTCGGGAGCACTATACCTATGGGGGTGGAGCGTCCCCCCGAGACCCCCGCGCAGACCCCACTTCTCGGCAAGATAGCCTTCGATGCGCTGGCGCTGACTGCTCGTAAGGGGGCCGAAGTAAAACAAGATTTCGTTGATAGACCCGTTCATATAAAACCCATCCGACGGGGGTGTTCCGCCCGATGAATTGTTATAGGCCGCCACGAGAAGTTTGAAACTCGACGTATACGTCGCCGTGTTTGCATAGGAGCCTGTCCCCACTACCGTTCCGTTCTGACGGCCCGTAATCGTTGACCTATCCCAGCTAAAACTCAGGAGTCGGCGAGTTGTGGTCGTGTCTGAGAATGACGCATTCGACCCGTATCCGCCAGTGTCTGCTTGCGTGGCTAAGTACATGACTCCGCCCGCACGGAGCATCGTATAGCGATAATATTGGTCTGCATTCGCAACTCTCGCTAGGATTGAACCATCCGCAGTCGTGTTGAATTTGGAGACCGTGAAGATATGGAACTGGTTGCTTCCGAGACTTCCAGCCGTTCCAAAGTCAATATACTGCGAGGATCCGTTGAACGTCACTGCAGGAACGCCGTCTACTGTCGTAAGAACCGGAGAGGCAACAGCAGTTCCGATATGACCATTCCCGCTCTTGTCCCGCCACTGCGTCACGTTGGAGCCCGACACGGTCATCGAGGCCGCATCCGCAGCATCTATCCAAAACGCACACCCCGGAATCTGCGTCGGGGTAAAGACCGGACTCAAGGCGCGCTTCAGCTGCAGCCAGGGGGTTGTAGGCGAGGGGAGATTCGCCTGAAGTCCCCACTTCCACGCGAGGTAGCCTTCCATCTGCTGGCGCTGGGCAGTGGTCAGTGTATTGGAGAACAGAATCAACTCCGACAGCGCTCCAGCCCACGGTGCCCATCCGCCGACTCCAGCACCGATGGCGATCATGGTTGCATTCATAGTTACGGTTGCAGGCGACCCTATCATCGTTGCAGCCGTCCCGTTTCTCCAGACCAATGTATTTGACCCATTGAAGCCGACCGTATACATGCGAAGACCAGTCTGCGCTCTCAATGTCGTCACGAACTCAGCGGCTGGCCAGCCCCCTCCCGTCCACACCCCCAAGTCCGCATATCCACCAGCGGTGTGGGGAACGGGACCCTGGACAGATCCATACTCATTTCCGTTGACTCCAATCAACCACTCGTTCGCCGATGTACTCGTGGTGGAATAGACAGCAAAGACCGTGGTCTGCTGTGTCATCGTATAGCCCCCCTGAAACCGCGCAGACGCATTGAACTGAACTTGGTTTGATACGTACGTAGGGGGCGTGTTGCAAAGTGAAAGCGTTGTCAACCCCGTCTTGTCCCTCCACGCTGTCACATTGCTTCCCGAGAGCGTCAATGAACTTGCATCCGCAGCATCCAGCCAGAGTGAACATCCTGGTATCTGGCTGGGGAGAACCACGGCGGGAGCAAATCGGAAGGGATGCGAGACTCCGCCCATGCTCGAGCGCAGGCCCCATTTGTCCGCAAGATAGCCTTCCACTTGCTGTCTCTGTGGAGTCGTGAGAGCCGTTGTATAAATAAGGATTTCGGCGTAATCGCACGACAGATACTCGCCATCGTTGTCCCCGGACCCGAAAAAGTGTCGGCTGGCGGACGACCCTGCAAGCGCACCTGACCCCAAATCCCTTCCATTCGCGTAACTGTTGAATCCTCCGCTAAGTGTGGCGCTATAGATGAACGGAACGGATTCGGCGACCGAGATGACATTCGTAACTGGGTTCCCCAGTGAAGCGAACGCAATCACTTGGGCTGGAAAACTTGTCGCCTCCGTATAGATTTGGCGCTGCCCGTCGACGTTGTTAATCAGTAGCTGTTGCTTCCCGCTCCCCAGGCCTGTAATCCGTACGACGAAAAAATAGGTAATGTTCACGGCTTGAATCACGTTCGTCGTTCTGACACTGTTTTTACTTGCCCGTACAAACCTGGCGGCGGTGAGACCGTTGGGCCAGGTCGTTACCGTGGGCATCGTGGAACTTCCAGGTCTTCCGTTGACGCCGTGATTGTCCGTCCCGCTTTTGTCCGTCCACCTCTCCCCCCCATTGAACACGGCTGCATCCGCAGCATCCAACCAGAGCGACAGGCCATCAATGTCCAGGGGAGAGAAGGTTCGGAGAGCCGGAAGGGCCAGAGGGAACGCGTGCGCTGCAGGCAGAACTGAAGGTTTCACGCGGATCGGAATCCCCCACTTGGACGACAGATAGCCTTCAACGGTCTGCCGCTGTGTCGTCGTCAGGGCATTGCTGAACAGGAGAACCTCAGAGATGACTCCGTTGAACATTCCGTTCCCAGGACCTCCCCAATAGGGATTCCCACCCGGAATGTAGATGGTCGTGGCTCCGACGTTGGAGACCGGGGGCGTGTTGTATCCGCCAACCCCAGGATTGATGTTGGCGTATCCATTGAGGAAGACACTCCAGTACGGCGTCGTCGACGACACCATGCCCGCCATCATGATGGGGAGATTGATCGTCGTATAGTGCGAGTTCCCGGTTCCTCCAGCCCCTTCTTGGGAGGCTTGATAGGTCTGGAAATCGCCGCGATACATCAGCTGGTATCCATTTGCAGAGGACCCCACGAAGAGGGGAATGTTGAGCCCCAACGGTCCCGGGCTTGTCCCCATAAACACAACGAAGGCGGTGAGGTTGTTTCCAAGGGTCGCCGCCGTCGAACTCGTCATCACGTTTCCCGCCGAGAACTGGATGCCAGGACGCCCGTTCATCGCTGTCGCGCTGTAGATACCGGTCGAGTTTGTCGTGACGGTGCGATTGGCTCCAGACTTCTCTGTCCAGGCCGTGACGGTGTTGGAACTGGAGAGTGTCAGCGTTGACCGGTCTCCTGCATCCAGCCAGAAGACACAGCCCGGGATAGTCAGGGGAGAGGGCACTGGGTCCCACTTCTGCGCGAGATAGGCTTCCACTTGCTGCCGCTCCGTCACAGACAGCGACGACTCGAACACAAGCACTTCATGAAACTGCCCGTCAAACGTGTTGAACGCCCCCGGTTCGAGGGTTCCGATGCGGTTGCTTGATGTAATGGATGTCCCACCGCTTGTCTCGGAGGCTCCCTGGACACCGTTAATCCAGAGACTCCGGGCTCCGCTTGTCTGATAGAGAAGGGCCCCAATGTTCCGCTGTTTCACCGCCCATAGGTTTGAGGTCTGAAGGTCGTTGGCTCCCCCAGACCAGAAGGTCTGAAGGGTTCCCGTGCCCGCATTGCCAGACCGGATTCCGAAGATGCTTCCACCTCGCGCACCTGCCGTAATCAGCTGAATTTCGTACGAGGTCGCCGTTGGCGTAAAGACGAAGAAGATGGAGAAGGAGGAGCTTCCGATAGGGAAGGTGTTATCGGGGAGGGTCAGATACTGCGACGACGCTCGCGTAAACACGACGCCATTGGACGCGGTGCTATACGTGAGACCATTCACCGGAGTTCCATGACGCAGGTTCCCGCTCTTGTCCCGCCATTGCGTGACGTTGCTCCCGGACAGAGTCACTGTGGTTGCGTCCGCCGCGTCCAACCAGAGTCGAAGCCCCGGGAGGGTGTCTGGACTGAACCGGGGGTTCTGCACATATCTCCCGACGAACGACATCTTTGCTTACAAGAGCAGAATTGTATTGGAGGTCGCGCCCGAGATGGCAAGCGTCTGCGTATTGTACGACGGGATGACGAGCGGACTTGTCAGATTGAGCGTGTTCGTCAGCGTGATGGTCAGCTGGGACGCCGTTGCATTCCGGAGCGCCCAGAAGTTTCCACCCGCAGAGGTCGCGGTGGTTGCGGGAAGCGCGAGGGCGTTGAAGCCCGAGTTCGTGAGATAGAAGTACGTGTTGTAGTTCGAGGACGAAAGCGTCTGTGAGGTTCCGGTGACCTCAGACACTGTAATCGGAGAGGCTCCTCCACCCGGTCCTGTGACTCCGATTCCTGTCGGACCCGTGGGTCCCGTACTTCCAGTGGGTCCTGTCGCACCCGTGGGACCCGCCACCGTGGAGGCCGCCCCCGTACTTCCAGTGGCTCCAGTGGGGCCCGTCGCACCCGTGGGACCCGTAGCTCCAGTGGGACCCGTAGTTCCCGTCGCACCCGTGTTCACTGCAAACCCTGCAATGCCCTGGAGACCCTGGGGTCCCTCAAGGCCTTGCGGACCTTGAATTCCAGTTGGACCCTGAAGGCCCTGAATCCCTTGAACGCCCTGAATCCCTTGAACGCCTTGAGGTCCTGTCGCCATTGTTAGGACGGCTGGAAATTCTACGGGCCAGAACTCAAATGAGTCTCGGCATGGACGTCTCCGGAAGCTGGACTCCTCCTCCCGATATTCTCACGATGTCCGACATCCTTGGAGAGCATGCGGTCTTGGTCGCAAAAGAACAGGCCGACGGAAACGCCCTTCGCTCGTTTGGAACCGCGTCTGTCCTCGGTCTCAAGCCCGTCTTTGTCGAGTGGGCGTCCAAGGGGTTCCCGGATAACTATCCCCTTCTGACGGTGGAGGTGACCCCACCGCCTCGCTGCAGTGACGGTGTTGTCCGGTCGCTCCCGGACTACATCGACTTCTGCGCAGGGCAGTCTCTCTCGTCTCTGATTGGTCAGCTTCAGGCCAAACTGCCTGACATTCGTGTCTCGTTTGCGAACCTCGGGGGCTCCATTGCTGCGATTCTCTCTAGGGTCTAACCTTCGCAAAGGGATGCGTTGACGGGAGCCTTGCTTGGAGACCCCACTTCGCTGCGAGGTAGCCTTCCACTTGCTGGCGCTGGGGTTGTGTTACATTCGAGTTGTAGCAAATGACTTCGGATAGATTCCCGAGAAACCTGTCCCCCAGACCGCCCCCGGTATCTGTTCCAATGATGACTCCATTCGTCCCTATGTCTCCAGTATTCCCTGCTAACGTTGAAAAGGTTCCACCATTGACTGAAACTGCACTTGTATTGGAAGAGAGTTCACTTGTTCCAAACAGATAGGTAACAAGCTGTGGACTTAAGGTGCCTGTTGCGATCGGCGCTGTAATCGTTGTACTCCCAGCAATCCCCAAGATATTAGAGGTGGAGCTATGCGTTCCTAAATATCCATTCGGGTACCCCACGGACGCAGAGATAAGAATCCGTTGCCAAATATTTGTAAGTGATGTAAGATGCACAACTATAAACCAGGCAAACTGACGATTGGGGGCTAAGGACCAGCCCGATGACGTCAGAATGTTATTACTAAACGTAACAGTTGGGCGCGAGTTAAATCCAGTCGCATTGTAGGTTGGATTTGAAGTTGTTCCAACAGCATTTCGTCCGTTCCCGCTCTTATCCGCCCACGCGGTCACATTGCTCCCGGACAGGGTCAATGTCGTCGTGTCCGCAGCATCCAGCCAGAGAGCAAGCCCGGGTACGGAGACCGGAGCAAACAGCGGCGTGGACGGGAGAACGCTCCGGTAGGGATGCGTTGTCGGCAGGGAGCTCCCGAGCCCCCACTTCTGCGCGAGGTAGCCTTCCACTTGTTGCCGTTGGACGGACGTGAGCGTGCCGAACAGAAAGAGGACTTCGCCAATCGTCCCGTTGAACGCGAGAAATGACATGGGCGGCGTTCCTCCAGTGCCGTCGTTGTACCCCCCAATGAGAAGCTTGTAGGTCGAGTTGAACGTTGCTGTATTGGCAAAGGAGGCGGAAAGGACAGAGGTGCCGTTCAGGTACAGTGTCTGCGTTGTGCGGTCCCATGTCCACGAGATGACTCGGGGTGCAGTACTCGTATCCGCAACGCCAGGAGCAGCGCTCCCTCCGTCTCCCTGCAAGAGCACCAGGAGGGACTCCGATTGCCGCAACAGGCTGTACCGATACTGCGCATCCCCGTACAACGACTTTGCGATAACAGAGCCGGCTCCCGTCGTGGTAAACTGGCACACTACAAACATGTTCAGGTTCGCACTCCCGAGGTCCGCGACATCTCCAAAGTCGAACACCTGACTCCCGTTGAATGCAACGGCAGGGCGTCCATTTAACGTTGTCTGCACAGGAGACCCAGACGACGTCCCTGCGTATTGATTGCTGGACTTGTCCCTCCACTGCGTGATTGCACTGCCCGACAGCGTGAGGGTGGTGGCATCCGCTGCATCCAACCAGAAGGTCGGAGCGAGCACGTCCGTCGGCTGAAACGCACGCATGATGGGAGGTGTCAGTTTGAACGGATGGCGTGTGGGAGGTTTCGATTGAAGTCCCCACTTCCACGCGAGGTAGCCTTCGATTTGTTGGACCTGAAGCTCCGGCAATGCGTCATTGTAACACAGGACTTCGCACATGAACCCATCCGCACTTCCGCCAGCATTGGCATACCGCATTCCAGTTTGAAAGGGCAAGGCCGACCAGTTTGCGCCTCCTGAGGTTGCTAATCCAGAGGGAGCAAGCGGGGTCCCATTGTAATTTCCAAAGACGGACGCCCCATCATATTTGGCTGACGTCAGGGTTGTAACCCCCACAAGCCTTGGTTGTGAAATAAAGGGTGCAGTCGCAGTCTCAAATGTCGAGGGAACATAATACTCATAGCTTGAGGGAAGCCCTTGAACTGCAATCCCGAGTCCAATGATTTTTCCACCGACAGGACCATTTGGATTTCCGATCCACGCCGCACAACTTGTGTTATACCCTGACGCGACACTGGAGGCAAAGACAAAGAACAGAGTCAGTTTCGCATTTCCAGTGAGTTCAAAGTTCGTCGTCGACCAAAGCGCGTTCGTCCCCGTTGTGTTGATGACATTTGATCCATAGGTCGGGGCTGACTTTCCGGACGGGACGGTCATTAAGTAGCCCCGACCTGATTTGTCTCTCCATAAGCCTATACTCTGTCCTACGGCCGTAATGGGTTGCGTTCCACCACTGTCTTGAAATAAGGTTTTGCGATCCGCCG